GGCATCTCAAATGTTAAAGTTCCAACATCAATAACATCATCTGTTCCTAGTGGAACAGTTTGAGTAGTAAAATTAACTTCAGTCATATTAACGTATGTTAAACTACTCCAATCAAGTGGATTATTACTAGACTTGATATTAAGTGTAGGATTAAACACAACCATTATTTGTTCAAATAACTGTAACTTTTGATCCATGTTACTGGTCCAAATATCTAAGTTCATTAACAATTTATATGGAACAGGCATGTGTCTTTCGACTGTATAAGTTTGCCCTACTTTATCTTCGTATGCATCGGTTGTGTAATTAAATTTCTTTTCATAAACTTGAACTTTTTCTTCATGATGTTGATACATTCTCATTTCAGGAGTCATTTGCATATTAGAAACATAGCCTACCATAAGAGGAACAGTATTAACAACATTTTCACTATTGTTCTTTAAAATAGCAGATGTCATACGTTCTTTACTAGCATATCTAATAGGCACTCGTAAGTATTCGGGCTCACCTGCTTCGTTATGTCCCATTTGTACAGAGAAGTTATTAAACAACCTTAAAAATTGTTGTATGTATCTTCGTATCTGTTTGTCGTAAAAATATTGCATTATGCTGGATCCGTGTCTTTAGGTTTAATTGCTTGACTAAGCCCTTCTGCCCCTTCAATAGTTTCGCCATTAATAATTGGATCTTCTTGGTTATTTGTAAAATCCCAAGTAGGATAAGTTGATTTTTCCCACTTATTAGTTTCATCATTATCATATCTTCGTTGCCATTTCTGCCCAGTAAATTCAAACATACGTTTTGGTGAAAAATCAGAACGTATAACAATATCTCCAATATTAGGACTTGCTGGAAATTGTGTAACTTCTGATATTGCTTCGCCCCAATCATCTGTTGCATTCCATGCACCAGGATATGTTGCATTTGCTAAGTGTTTATTGTCTGGCTCATTATCTGGATTTTCTTTTACTGCCGCTTCTACAATCTTATCGTTAATTTCAATTTCTTTTGTGTATGTTGAAAGCATGTTTTTAAGACTATCGTCGTCAT